TGGAAAAATTGGACAAGTGGTGGAGATTCAAGGTTTGCGAATTGGGTTGCCGTCTGAACCGAAACGAGTGCATTTGTTTAACAAAAACAAATGGCAAAAGCTAGAATATCCTAAAGAGTTAGGTAAATTAAAAAATATATTTGATTGGAGAGCATATCCTGAAGAATCAAAAGATCAGTGGTATGACTATATAGACGAAGAGTTTAAGCGTAGAGATCAAGGGTTTTGGTTTATGAATAATGATAAACCAACTTATATAACCGGTAGTCACTATATGTATCTTCAATGGAGTAAAATAGATGTTGGTGCACCTAACTTTAGGGAAGCTAACAGACTGTTCTTTATATTTTGGGAAGCATGTAAAGCAGATAATAGGTGCTACGGCATGTGCTATTTAAAAAATAGACGTAGTGGTTTTTCGTTTATGAGCTCAGCTGAGACCGTTAACTTAGCTACTATATCGAGTGACTCTAGATATGGAATACTATCAAAAAGTGGTGCTGATGCTAAAAAAATGTTTACCGACAAAGTTGTACCAATATCTGTCAACTATCCGTTTTTCTTTAAACCGATACAAGACGGTATGGAAAAAGAGGAAGAGCTGGTTGGACTTGACACTACTATTGATTGGAAAAACACAGGTGATAACAGCTATGACGGTGAAAAGCTTAGTCTGCTAGTACACGACGAAAGTGGTAAGTGGGAAAGACCTGATAATATTCTAAACAACTGGCGAGTAACTAAAACTTGTTTGAGGTTAGGTGCTCGTATAGTTGGTAAATGCATGATGGGTTCAACGAGTAATGCTCTTGATAAAGGTGGTGATAATTTTAAAAAGCTATACAATGATTCAGACGTTACAAGCAGAAACCGCAATGGACAAACAAAGTCTGGTTTATATTCTTTGTTTATACCAATGGAATGGAACTATGAAGGATTTATTGACGAATACGGACAGCCTGTATTTAATAACCCAGATCATGATGTATACGGACCAGACGGTGAATTAATTGACATAGGTATAATTGATCACTGGAATAATGAAGCTGATGGATTAAAAGGAGATAGTGATGGATTAAATGAGTTTTACCGTCAATTTCCAAGAACTGAAGAGCATGCTTTTAGAGATGAAGCAAAAAATAGTATATTTAATTTAACAAAGATATACGAACAAATAGATTATAACGAAGGAATTAGAAATGATTCTGTAGTAACAACTGGTAGTTTTCAGTGGATTAACGGAATTAAAGACACTAATGTAATATTTTATCCGGATAGCAATGGTAGATTTAAAATTAGTTGGACGCCACCTGCTAATCTTCAGAATAAAATAATAATAAAAAATGGAGTTAAATATCCTGGAAACGAGCACATGGGCGCTTTTGGCTGCGATAGTTATGATATTAGCGGTACTGTTGATGGTAGAGGATCCAACGGATCTCTTCATGGATTAACAAAGTTTTCAATGGAAGACGCTCCGCCAAACCACATGTTCTTAGAATATATAGCTAGACCACAAACCGCTGAAATATTTTTTGAAGATATATTAATGGCGTGCGTGTTTTATGGTATGCCATTACTTGCAGAAAATAACAAACCAAGGCTTTTATATTATTTTAAAAGAAGAGGTTATAGAGGCTTTAGTATGAATAGACCGGACAAAGTTTGGAATAAATTATCTGTGACTGAAAAAGAAATAGGTGGTATACCAAACTCTAGTGAAGATATAAAGCAAGCTCATGCTGCTGCTATTGAAATGTATATACAAGAGCATGTTGGACACAAGGGCGATGGAATATATGGAAATATATACTTTAACGAAACGCTGAATGATTGGGCTAAGTTCGATATAAATAAAAGAACTAAGTTTGATGCAACTATAAGTTCAGGGCTTGCTATAATGGCTTGCAATAGACATTTATATAGACCAAACGTAGAATACAAAAAACAACCATTAAATATAAGTATTTCTAAATATAGTAATACTGGTAATACATCAAGAATAATAAAATAAAAATATGGCAGAGTCTGTTATAAAGAGTTATTTTCCAAGTCAAGTAGTTAGCGATGCTGAAAAGCTTAGTTATGATTATGGTTTAAAAGTTGCTAAAGCAATAGAAACAGAGTGGTTTTACGATAATAGGTCACAAACTAGATACGACGCTAACTTTAACAATTTTCACAATTTAAGATTATACGCTAGAGGCGAGCAGTCAATACAAAAATATAAAGATGAACTTTCAATAAATGGTGACTTAAGCTATTTAAATCTTGATTGGACACCTGTTCCTATTATTCCAAAGTTTGTTGATATTGTTGTAAACGGTATTGCTGACAGGGCTTTTGAAATTAAAGCTCATTCTCAAGATGAATATGGTATTGCTAAAAGAACAGAGTATATGGAAAGTATACTAGGTGATATGGCTGCTAGAGAGATGAATGATTTTGCAGCTCAAGAATTTGGTATAAATTTATACGAAAACGATCCTGAAACTTTACCTGAAAATCAAGAAGAATTAGAGCTTCACATGCAGCTAAGTTATAAGCAAGCCGTAGAAATAGCTGAAGAGCAAGCTATTAATGTTTTGTTAAAAGGTAATGATTACGATTTAATAAAAAGAAGACTGTATTATGATTTAACAGTTTTAGGTATTGCAGCGGTAAAAACAAGCTTTACAACTTCAGACGGCGTAACTATTGACTATGTAGATCCAGCAGACTTAATTTATTCGTACACTGATTCACCATATTTTGATGATTTGTATTATGTTGGTGAAGTAAAAATGATACCAATAAACGAACTTGCTAAACAGTTTCCTCATTTAACACAAGAAGATTTAGAAGAAATACAAAACTCAGGGTATACTCAAAAAAGTAATTATCACCATAGCGGGCCTAGATATGAAGATATAGATAGAAATAAAGTTCAAGTTTTATATTTTAATTATAAAACGTATATGAACGAAGTTTATAAAGTTAAAGAAACAGGTAGTGGAGCTATGAAGTTAATTGAAAAAGACGATAGCTTTGATCCACCTACAGATGCTCAAGGTAATTTTTCAAAACTTGAAAGAGCTATTGAAACACTTTACGAAGGCGCTTTAATATTAGGTACTAATAAGTTGCTTAAATGGGAGATGTCTGAAAATATGATGCGATCAAAAAGTAATTTTACTAAAGTTAAAATGAACTACAGTATTGTTGCTCCTCGTATGTATAAAGGTAAAATTGAATCACTAGTTAGACGTATAACTGGTTTTGCTGATATGATACAGCTAACTCATTTAAAACTTCAGCAAGTAATGTCACGTATGGTGCCAGACGGTGTTTATTTAGATGCTGATGGTTTAGCTGAAGTTGATTTAGGTAACGGTACAAACTATAACCCACAAGAAGCTTTAAATATGTTCTTCCAAACAGGTAGTGTTATTGGTAGATCGTTCACGCAAGAAGGCGATATAAATCCTGGTAAAGTGCCTATACAAGAAATAACTAGTGGTAGTGGTGGCAATAAAATAAATGCTTTAATAGGAAATTATAACTATTACATGCAAATGATTAGAGATGCTACTGGTTTAAATGAAGCTAGAGACGGTAGTCTGCCAGACGAAAGAGCATTACTTGGTGTTCAAAAATTAGCGGCTGCTAATAGTAATACAGCTACTAGACATATATTAAACTCTGGTTTATTTTTAACAGCTGAAGTCGCAGAGCAGTTGTCACTTAGAATATCAGATATTATAGAATATTCTCCAACTAAAGAGGCGTTTATTCAAAGTATAGGTGTTCATAATGTTGCTACGCTTCAAGAAATGTCAGAGCTTCACTTATATGACTTTGGTATATTTTTAGAGTTAGCTCCTGATGAAGAAGAAAAAGCTGTACTTGAAAACAATATACAGCAAGCGTTAGCTCAAAAAACTATAGATCTTGAAGATGCTATTGATCTTAGAGAGTTATCTAGTGTTAAAGTTGCTAATCAACTATTAAAAATTAGAAGAAACAAAAAGCAGCAGAGAGATCAACAAATGCAGCAACAAAACATACAAGCTCAAGCGCAAGCTAACGTACAGCAACAACAAGCATCTGCTCAATTAGAAATACAAAAACAACAAGCACTTAAACAAGCTGAAGCCCAAATAATGCAATTGCAAGCACAACTTGACGCTGGTAAAATACAAGCGGAGTCTCAAGTGAAAGCGCAGCTTGCAGCCCAAAAGTTTCAGTTTGATATACAGCTTAAAGCTTTAGAAACTCAAGGTATAAAAGATAGAGAAAAAACAAAAGAAGATCGTAAAGACGAAAGAACAAAAATCCAAGCCACTCAACAATCAGAACTTATAGATCAAAGAAAAACAGGTGCAGCACCTAAAAACTTTGAGAAAACGAGTAATGATAT